GATCTTCTGAATGTGTATCAATATCTTCAGGATTTTTCTTATCTATTGGTAATGCAGGTAACTGTGCTATAATATTATTACAATTATTAAAAAATACTAATCTTGGTTTTTCTGTAAACTCGTCAACTTGTAATCTTCTATGTAATTCATTTTTTCCTGAAACTCTTGAACCCTTGCTGCGATCTGACGGTCTAAATCTGCAACCTCGTTGTACCATCTGTTCTGCCAGAGATGGACCAGTATCGCCACGTTTGTGCCAAAGGCTGCTATCAAGCACACCATACCGAATATTTCCATCACCTGACTCTAACTCCAGTATCATATCAGCTAAATCTGTAGCTAATACTTTCGATACATATAACTCCCTATATACTATTAACTGCTCATCTGGTGCTACCGCTATCCATACCACAGCAGAATAACTACCATATCCATAATCACACGCTCTAAACTTTACCCAGTTGTTTGGTATTTTAAATGGTTCAATAACATGTATATTTCTATCAAACTCGGTAAAAGCTGCACCTTCTTTAATATCCCAATCACCATCTAATAGTTGTCTTCTTTGCTGTTCAGGTAAAGAAAGAAGCATTGCTTCATAATCACCAGAGTTAGAAAGATATGGATTATCTGTTAGTCTTGCAGGTATAAATCTACGTTTAAATAATGGTTTACCTGCTTTTTCATGTCCTGATGGGTATTTTAATTGCTCTCCTGTCTCTATATCTGTAGCATTAAAAGAATTATTATACGGAGCAGGATCTATAAACATTTTTTTAACCCAGTGATGTCCTCTACCTCCAGGGTTAGTAGTGGCTCTCATAAACACTGGAAGCTGTGAATCAGTAGAACGTAATCGTGACCGCATATAATTCCAAGCAAACGGAGTAGCCCACTGTGTAAGTTCGTCAAATCCTATCCAACTAAATGCTAAACCTTGGTAGCGTAGCACATCGTCTTCTCTGTCTAGGTATGACATCCAGAGTTTTGCGCCAGATGGTGCAGTCCACTGCATCTTTCTCTCTGACCACTTTATACCCTTCCATATTTTAGGGTACAACTCTTGACTTTTATATATTAACTCTCTGAGTTCTTCTGTAGTGTGTCTGAGAAGAAGACCACTAAAGTTAGAATTACCCATATAGCGGAGAGGGTCAGCCAACATAGCATAAGACTTACCACCGCCTGCAGAGCCTCCATAGAGAACTTCTCTTTCGGAAGCGGCAAGAAAATCTGTCTGAGGTCCATCATTAGGTTTGAATATAACATTACGTGTTTCTTCTACTCTAAGTGGTTGTGCCTCTACTTTAGGCTGTAGCGACTTTTTTTCTTGCACCTGTTCTTTGGGTTTCAATTTTCTCCGCTTTGGCGAGAGCCTTTTTCGCATAGTCTGCCCATTTGCGGAGGCTTGTAGCTTGCTTCTTGTGTCGTTGCTCATTCGTTAATCTTTTCATTAAACCTACATGAGATATAGATCTGCCTGTATTTGTACTTAACCAGTTTGCTACCTCTCTGTAAGAATATTGGTTTAGATATTTTTTAGCTTGCTGTAATTTGTTTAACTCATCTGGAATAGGATCTAGTATATCAGGATCTTCTTCATTAACTTTATAACCAAAAGGAACTGTACGTGCTACTTTAGGTATAGATAGCCATTCATTTTCTTCTTGTACATCTACTGGCTGTGGTAGCTTAAAGCGTCCTAATGATCTATTCATCTTCTTCTTGTTTCTTTGGTGGCATTAACATTACTCCACCTGTAGATTCTACTTGCATCTTTTCAGTCTTAACCAAACCAGTGCGGTCAAGAAGTTCTTTCGCAGCAGAAAGCTTATCTCGTATACCCAGTTGAGTTGGATCAAGCATACCACCTGCCAATGCAACGGCAGCTTGAGGAGCATTTCTTGCCATATAGATTTGTGTTGCTTCAAGTATCTCCTCCTTCAGTCCTGTTACAATATCGGTAGTGCTTGTGCCTTCTGCATAACCTGCTAGTTTTTTAGCTAATGGCACATCACCATTTGCTTCATCAAATAATACCTGTAAAAACTTCTGTTGTTTATCTGTTAGTTCTCTTGCCATTATACTGGTCCTTGCATAGAACCTAATCCTTTTGTTGTATTAGGTTTAATTTTTTGATTTGGTAACACTCCTAATCCTTTTCTTTTATACATTTCTGGTCTTGGATCATATCCTATTAACTCACCTGTTTTTAAATCTCTTCTATACCCTGCAGGTGTTATCATATTTTGTTGTGGAGTAGGAGAATCTATTTTTGCAGCAGTGGTTGTTTTTGTAGGTGGTTGTGGTCTACGAAATATAGGTTTTCTTCTAGGAGGTTTAGGATCTACAGTTCGTCTAGGAGGTGTTCTTCTAGGAGGTGTAGGATCTGGAGGAGGTTCTCTTCTACGAACTGGAGGAGGTTTTAGAGCCTCTATTGCTTTTTTTCTTTGTTCGTCAGTTATAGGTTGTGTAGACACACCTTGTGGTATTGCTAAAAAACCTGTTGTTTTAAACCTTGTTTGTAGTTGTTTTAACTCTTCTTTTTCTTTGTCATTTAAACCTATTGCCTCTTGAGTACCTCCTCTTGAATCAGTACGTTCTTCTATTGGTTTAGCATTAAAAGCATCTGCTTTTTGTTGTCGCATTGTTAATTCATTAAGTCTTACTGCAGCTTGTTGAAGCCTACGTGCAGCTTCTCTTTGATTCATAATATTTTGTAGTTGCTCCTGTGTATAAGGCTTACGTGTTTTTGGATCTACTGCTTGTTGTGTCATGCCTTCAGGTATAGGTGCTACACCCTGTATTCCTGAAGGTATAAAATTAGGTCTGGGTCTACTAATAAAATTAAAGTACTCATCACTAGTAGCCCTTCTTCTATTTTCGGCTAACTCCTGACGCATCATCATCATTCTCATTTGCCGTTCTTCCATAGACATATCAGGACGAGAAGCAAAGTATTTTTGCATATCATTTATAGCTCTTCTTTCCTCAAAAGGTGCAATAAATCTATTATATATATTTTTATAACGCTTTTTTAACTTTTGTGGTATAGGATTACCTGTTCCTCTATATTTTTTAATTTCATCTTTGACAGGATTTAAAAATCTTTCTATACGCTGTATATCTCTATAATCTTTATTTTTTTCTGTTGGAGGTAAGTGTATCATACCTCTATGACCACCTTTAACTAAACCAATAGAAAATAAATGTGTGATTAAATTATTGGTGGCTGTTTCTCCATGCTTCTGTGTAAATTTATCTATTAAAAAATTAGTATTTATATCAGGATCATTTCTTCCCACAAGTTCTATTATAAATTGTGCATCTTGTGCTTCTGTAGATTGTTGGGGTACATCTGCCATTTAACACCTCCACCGTCTTCTGGCTTGCCGTAATCTGCTATTCGGATCTTTTGCGGCTTTTGGAAACTTTTTCATTTGTCCTGCAGATCTTGCACAATATGATTTTCTTCTTGCTGCACGTTTACCTGTAGGCTTTTTTTCTGTAACTGCTGTTTGTAATTTACTTCCAGGGTTATCTCTACGATACTTTGCTACACCTTTCTTGGTCATGCCTGCGCCTGCTTTAGTAGGACGCTTGTGACCTCCACCAATAGTATGACCTTTCATTGTGCCTTTTGTCATTTACTTTTCTTTTTCATGCCACCATAAAACATACCTGACTTACGATAGTCTGTATTACCCATTCTTTTCTTTTTACCTGTTACATACATACCTCTATTGCCCTCTGGTGGCAATCCTTCATCTCTAGTTAGTTCCTCTATAGCTTGTTGCCGCTTACTTCTACCTTCTTTTTCTGCTTGCTCTTCTTCTATCTCTTTTAATACTCGATCAACATCTTCATTAATATTGTAGGGCTTATCTCCTACTTCAGCAACGTGTTGATTTTTTAAATATGCTTTTAATCTAACTAAAGTTGCTCTAGGTACATCTTTTAATTTAGAACTAAGAGAACGTAAATCTTCCAAAGACATTCCTTTTAACTCACTAATTTTTATTGATTTTGTCATTATTTTCCCCTAGTTTAATTCAAAATGTGGACCATCAATAAATGGTCTTCTACCTTCTGACCTACGTAAATCAATGTAAGCCATCATAGCCTCTTCCATAGTGCCATCCCATGTAGATATATCAGGTATATGCCAAGCTGCACCCCATCTAATTGTAATTCCATATTCTGTAGCTGCCCATTTCATAGCATCAGCTAGGTCATCATACAAGTTAAGTTCCCATGATGCTTTACCATCTACATATGCCATCAAGTCCACTGCATCACCTGTTAGATGCTTAGATTTCATAGTTTGAGATTTACCAGAATCAAATAACTTTTGTTGTTCTTCTTTGGTTCTCATGCCATAGATGACTCCAAAATCAATTTTTGTGAGTTCTATTGCTCTTTTAACAACCATAACTAAATCTTCATTTACTCCCTCTAGTTTATCTAGAGATCTTGTGGACAGTGTGTAAGCCATGTCTATATTTCCTTTTACTATTAAATCGTGCTAACGGTATTCTTCTTTCACCTAAATAGTTAC